CTAGCCTTCCTGATCGACCCCGACAACCAGGTGGCACTCGACGATCTCATCGCGCGGGATGCGCAGTTCCGCGGCGGGATTGAGTTGGCGCAGCAGGAGCGCATCGCCCTCCCACCGCACGAATGTCTTTATCAGGACGGCCTGATTGGTCTTGTAGATGACGACATCGCGACCCCTGGTGGGCGGCTTGAATGGATTGACGTGAAGCAGCCAGCCCTGTTCGTAGCGCGGCTCCATGCTATCGCCGACCATGTAGATGGCGTAGGCGCCACGCACCCCCTCGAGATTGGCAGGGCGCGGCGTAAAACCGATCGGCCCATCCGACAGAAACATCTCCTGCTCGCCGCCGCCGCGGCCGGCGCAGCGGATCGGGATCGGCTCGTGGCGTTGCGGCGGCGGTACCCGCATTTCGCGCGGCATTCCCGCCGGGAGACGAGCTGGCGTCCGCGGTGGACGTCCGCGACGCGCGGGTTCGGTCGCGGAGGGCATGTCATTCGGCGTGCCGGCGTGCTGCAACACGTCATCCTGCGTCACTCCGAGGTAAGTGGCGATCTGCACCGCCTCGAGCAGCTTCATGTTGCGCTCGCCCTTCAGCATGCGGGAGATCGCCGAGGGCGCGAGGCGCAGATGCCGCGCCAGATCGGCCTGGGTCGCGCCGGCGCGATCCAGCGCCTGCTGGAACCAGCTCACATCCATGATGCGATCGCCACAAATTGTGATATTGACATTAACGCAATTAGCATATAGCTGTTGTGCCGCAATGACAAGCGGGGGGTGTCGATGGCGGCCGATGGGGAGGCGATTGTCGCGGCCGAGGGCGGCTGTTGCTTCAGGCTGACGGATCCCGGGGGAGGTTCAGTTGCGTGCAATGCGCCGCGGCGAGCACGCTCGCCTTACTGTCCGGAGCATCATGCGGCGTGTCGCGTAGTGCCGGGAAGTACCGCTGAGGAACGTCGGATAGACGAACTGGAGGCACTGGCGGCGGTGGTAGGGGGCAAACAGGGGCATGAGGCACAACGGCCGCCGGAACGATTGCTGCAGCGTTTGTTGCGGGTCGAACGGCGTTTTTCACGCCCACGTTGTTCTTGATTTGTTCGGAGGTGGCAGTTGAAACACGCAAAGCGGCACGCCGCTGCGGCCGCGCAAGGCTCGCCGACAGCCGAGCGGCAGCAGCATGGGCTGATCGAGCCGGTACGGCTGACCATCCCCGATACCGCCGGGCAACCCTCGCGGCCGTATCGGGCGGTCGATACGCTGACGATCATGGAACGGCGCGGTTCAATCACCCCGGGAATGCGGCAGGTCGGCGAGGACTTTCGGGCGCGGTTCGCGGTGGCTCAGCTTGATCCTCTCCGGGCGCTGGACCTGTCGCGGCAGCGGCAGGGCGGCGGCCTGCGCCCGGATCGCGATGGGCCAGGCTTGCGTATCGAAGCGGCGCGCGGCGCGGTGTGGCGCGCAATCCAGGCGGTGGGTGGCATCGGTTCGCCGGCGGGGTCATGCGTGTGGCACGTGCTGGGATGGGAGCAGTCGCTCAAGGAATGGGCGCTGACCCAGGGATGGAGCGGCCGCCGGGTGAGCCAGGAGGCGGCCTCCGGCATCCTGATCGCAGCGCTGGGAGCGCTGGAGGAACACTATCGCAGCAAGCATTAGTGCTATTAAAGCAATTATCGTGTTGACAAATCCGGATCGATCTGCTACAACATCGCCACACTGAAGGAATTGGGCGGCAATCAGCCCCGGCGAACAGGAAAGGCGGACGGGTTGGCAACTCGGTCTCCTCGGCAGCGCCGGCTGGCGGGCAATGCGGTGATCCGCTCCTCGGCACCCCGACCGACGATCGACGAAATCATCGAGCGGGCGGCGCGGCTGGGGATCACAGCTGATCGGGTCCTGCTGGAGTACCGGCGTATCGCCTTCGCCGACCCGAGCACGCTGTTCGAGATCGACGAGGACGGCCACCACCACATGCGGCCGCTAGGCCGGATCGATGCCGATACGCTCGCGGCGGTCCACGAGATCACGCCGGTCGATGCCGGGCGTTTCCGGGTCAAATTCTACGACAAGCGGTCGGCGCTCGAGGTGCTGGCCCGCGTCACGGATGTCATCCCGCCGCCGCGGCGGTCAAGCGAACCAGCGCAACCGGAACAGGCGGAGCAGGGTGAAGACCCCAGGGAGACTCTCGCCCGCGCGCTCGCTCGCCTCGCTGGCGAAACCGCTGCGGACGACGATCCTCAGCCAGCTGAGCCCGGAGCAGGCAGAGACCCTGCTGTTTGATTGGGCCTATTGGGCGCGCCCGGAGCAACTGCCGCCAACAGGAAGCTGGCGGGTCTGGCTGCTTCTGGCGGGACGCGGTTTTGGCAAGACGCGCAGTGGTGCCGAATTCGTGCGAGCGCGGATCGGTACCGGGCAGGCGCGGCGGGTGGCGCTGGTCGGTCCGACAGCCGCCGATGTGCGCGATGTGATGGTCGAGGGAAACAGCGGATCGCTGGCGATCGCGCCGGACACCGACCGGCCGCTTTACGAACCGTCGAAGCGGCGGGTGACCTGGGACAATGGTGCCATCGCGACCCTGTTCAGCGCCGACGAGCCGGAACGGCTGCGCGGGCCGCAACATGATCTCGCCTGGTGCGACGAGTTGGCGGCGTGGCGCTATCCGGCGGCCTGGGACATGCTGATGTTCGGGTTGCGGCTTGGCGGCGATCCGCGCGCCGTCGTCACAACGACACCGCGCCCAGCCCGCTTGATCCGCGAGCTGCTGGCCGATCCCAAGGTCGTCGTGACACGCGGCCGCACGCTCGACAATGCCGGCAATCTCGCCCCGGGGTTTCTCGACCAGATCGTGCGGCGTTATGAGGGGACGCGGCTCGGGCGGCAGGAACTCGACGGCGAATTGCTCGAGGATGTACCCGGCGCACTGTGGCAGCGCGGCACGATCGAGGCGGCGCGGCTTGCAGTGCTGCCGGAGCTTGCGCGCGTTGTCGTGGCGATCGATCCGGCGGCGGCGTCCGGCGAGCATGCCGACGAGACGGGCATCGTCGTGGCTGGCCGGGATGCGGCCGGGCAGGGCTATGTATTGGCCGACGCGTCGGGACACTACGCGCCGGCGGAATGGGCGCGCACTGCGGTCGTCGCCTATCACACGCACCATGCCGACCGCATCGTCGCCGAAGTGAACAATGGCGGCGAGATGGTCGAGGCCGTGTTGCGCACCGTCGATGCCAATTTGCCCTTTGGCGCCGTGCGGGCGGCGCGCGGCAAGGTGGCGCGCGCCGAGCCGGTGGCGGCGCTGTACGAGCAGGGCCGGGTGCATCACCTCGGCGCCCTGCCGCAGCTCGAAGACCAGATGTGCGCGTTCAGCGGCGATTTCGATCGCAACGCTGCCGGGTACTCGCCCGAGCGGGTGGATGCGCTGGTATGGGCGCTGACCGAATTGCTTGTCGCGCCGCGTGCCGGTGACGGAATTTTCGAAACCTATCGGCGGCTTGCCGAAACCAGAAGCGAGGATCGATGACGCTGCTCGTCAAGGACGCCAACACGGTGGTGCAATCGCTTGCCACCGCTAGCGACGGAAACGGAAATCTGGTCCCGATGCACGCGCCCGCCACCACGACGGCACAGGGTGTTTCGACGCCGGTGGGAGTGCAGAACCCGCTGCCGGTGATCAACGTGGCCGGGGTGCCGGCGAGTGACGGCAGCGGCACGGTGGCCACCGGCGGGAGTGCCCAGACTCTGTTCGGCGGCCTGGTACCGGTCAACGGGTTCCTGGTGCAGAACAATTCCAATGCGGCACTCTGGGTGTCGGATATCGGCACCGCCGCGGCCGGGGGCGCGAGCCTTCAGATCGCGGCGAGTGGCGGCATTTTCATGACTCCCTCCGGGTATAAGCCGGGCGGCGCGGTTAGCCTGTATGGCGGGTCAACCGGACAAGCCTTTGCAGCGCGGCGGTGGTGATGGCGATGCGCTCTTATTCCGCCCTGCGATCCGCCCTGTTGCTCGGCACGATGCTCGCGCCTTGTGGGGCGGTGGCGCAATCCCCCGGCAATTTCTCGACCCTGAGCACCTCCGGCACCGCGGCGCTGAACGGCGACGTACTGATGTGCTCCGGGAAGCCCTGGATCGACGTGAGGTGCCCCGGCATGGCGGGGGGCGCGGTGGGTGACGGCAATCATGACGACACCGCGGCTTTGCAGAACACGATCAACACTGCGATCACCAATAACTGGCCGGTGCATATCCCGGCCGGCACCTACAAGGTGACGGCAAAGCTGGCAATCGATTTCGCCGGCCAGGCCTCGAGCGGGTTTCGCCTGATATCCGAGGGCGCCACAATCGACGGCCGAACCATCGCCAGTGGGCCGGTCCTGCAAGTGCAGTGTTCGGGCGGCACGACGGGCAGCCCGGCTGGTTGTTTCTATTTCAAGGAAGAGGGCGCGCTGTTCGTCAACGCGAATACGCCGACCTATGCCGTGGTCATCGGCAAGCCCGATTTGTCCGACGCGCAGAACTCGGCAAAGCTTGATCACCTGGTGGTGAACAATGCCTCGACCGCGTCGACCGCGGGCGGCCTGCAGCTCAATTACGTTCTGGATTCCGATATTTTCGCGGTCGCCGATAGCGCCGGCGGTGCTGCCGGCATGGCGCTCGAACAGGTGCAGTTCTCGCGGATTTCGGGCGCCGGCAGCGCGGCCGGAACCGGCGGTACCGCCTTGTTGCTCGAACAGGGTTACAACTACGCCAACACGATTTTCGCTTTCGACATGGAGGTTTCACCGACCTGTCTCGGCATTACCTTCAATCATGATGGCATGAACAGCTTTGTATCGCCCTATTTTGCCTGCGCCACGGCGGTGAATGCCACCGCCAGCAACCACAACACGCTGATCAACCCGACCTATGGCGGCAATGTCATCAATCGCGGGCCGCAATCGACCGGCATCCAGGTGATCGGCAGTGGCAGTTGGGCCCGCTGGCAGTTCCCTGCCATCGCCAGCTATACCGCGGCCCCGATCGATGACCGCACTGTGTTGTCATCGTACAACGCACCTGGCGGGTCGCTCGCAGTGACACTGCCGGCGCCCGCAACGGCGGGGGCCGGCTGGTCGATGGGATTTGCCAGCGATAACGGCAAGGGAGTGATGGTCACGCCGGCCTCCGGAACCATCCTGTCGGGCGGCAAGTCGCTGTCATCCCTGACCCTCGGGCCGGGGAATTACGAGTATGTCGAACTGCAATCCGATGGCAACGCCTACCGGATCGTCAGCGCGACCCGAAATACGTTAGCCGGTAACGGCCTGCAAAGCCGTGAATGGCCCGGGAACTGGTTGTTTCCCGCAGGGGCCGGCTATGCCGCGGCGACGGCGGATAATGGCAATGTGCTGTCAAGCTACAACACCAGCGCGGGACTGACGGTCACCCTGCCGCCGACCAGCGCCCTGCCGTCCGGCTGGTCGGTGGGGCTGGCCACTGATAACGGCAAGCCGCTGACCGTGCAGGTGAATGGCAGCGGCGGCGGGCAGATCCTCTACCCGCTGGCCAACGCAGCGCCGCAAAGCAGCCTGAGCTTAGCGGGGAACTCGTACGAATTCGTGGTCCTGCAATATGACGGTTCGGGCAGCTTTCGGCTGGAGCATGCGACACCCGCAACGGCACAGCAGCTCGGGCTGGCCGGTCTCGGCGGAGTGACGCGCTGGCGCTTCCCCGCCGCCAACAGCTATGCGGCCGCGGTGTCGGATAATGGAACGGCGCTGTCCGCCGCCAATGCTCCGTCGACTTACCTGACCGTCACCTTGCCGTCGACCAGCGCCATCAATCCCGGCTGGACGGTGGCGATTGGCAATGAGAACGGCAAGATCGCGGCGGCGCAGGTCAACGGTACCAGCGGCGGCAAGATCCTGTATCCCGGAAGCGGCAGCGGCGCCACGTCTTTACAGCTTGCCGCGGGTGATTACGAAACCGCGGTGCTGCAATTCGACGGCAGTAATTTCCGGATCATGCATCTTACGCCGGCGAGCGCCGGGTCGATCGGGATGAGCGGCGGTACCTGCACCGCGAAATGGAGTTTTCCCGCGGTCGCGACCTATGCGGCCGGCGCGACGGATTGCGGCATGTCGCTGTCGAACTTCAATGCGCCTGGCTCAGGCCTGACCGTGACCTTGCCGCCGACGACCGCGATTGCAGCGGGGTGGAGCATGGGTTTCGTATCCGACAACAACAAAAACCTGACCGTGCAGGCAAACGGCACCAGCGGTGGCCACATTCTCCTGCCGGGCAGCCGCGGCGCGCAAACCGCGGTGACATTATATGGCCAGAATTACGAGGCGCTGCAGCTGCAATTCGACGGCTCGAATTTTCGGGTGTTGTCGGCGTCGCCGGCGACCGCCTCTGCCAATGGCATGTTTCCCACCACCGGCACGCCGGTGTCGAGTTCGGCGTCATGCCAGACCGGGCAGCTCGAATTCGACTCGAGCTATCTCTATGCCTGCACCGCCACCAACACCTGGAAGCGGTCAGCCTGGAGCAGCTTCTGATGCCGACGGCAGAGGGCAAGCGTACTCCGCTGACCATCGGCTATAGCTGGGGGCAGCAGGGGCTTGAGGCGCAGTTCGGTGGCGTGTTCCAGCCCGGCGAGGGCATCTTCTCGCCGGGCTATCCGCTGGCGCCACCTGAGCCCGAGCGGCTGCGGCTGTGGGATTTCCCCGTCGGCGTAAACACGATCTACACGCCGCGCTCCTATGAGCCGATCAGCTTTGCCGAGTTGCGCGCGCTGGCCGAGTCGCATGACATCACCCGCCTTGCGATCGAAACCCGCAAGGACCAGCTGGAAAAGCTGGACTGGGCGGTCAAGGGCCGCGCCACCCGCTCCCCCGATGCCGCGCAGCAGCGGCGGATCGCTCGGATCGCGGCGTTCCTCCAGCGTCCCGACGGCGAGCGCCCGTTTGCCACCTGGTTGCGGGCGCTGCTCGAGGATGTGCTGGTGCTCGATGCCGCGACGCTGGAGGTGAGGCGAAATCGCGGCGGCGGTCTGATCGGGCTCGATGTCGTCGATGGCGCGACGGTCAAGCTGCTGTTCGATGATACGGGGCGCCGCCCCCGTCCGCCGGCGCCGGCCTTTGAGCAGGTGATCCACGGCCGGCCGTGGAAAATGCTGACGTCGGACGACTTGCTGTACGCGCCCCGCAACCCGCGACCGCACAAGGCCTATGGCTTTGGCCCGGTCGAGCAGATCGTGGTGACGGTGAACATCGCATTGCGTCGCCAGGCGGCGCAATTGCGCCACTTCACCGACGGCAATGTGCCGCCGGGCCTGCTGACCGCGCCCGAGGGGTGGAGCGCCGAGCAGATCCGGCAGTTCCAGGAATGGTTCGATAGTGTCCTTACGGGCAACACGGCGGCCCGCTCGCGGCTGATCTGGGCGCCGAGCGGCGCGCGTTATCAGGCGTTTACCGAGGCGCCCTACAAGGACGAGTTCGACGAGTGGCTGGCGCGCATCGTGTGCTATGCGTTTTCGCTGCCGCCAACCGCGTTTGTCCGCCAGGTCAACCGCGCCACGGCCGATACCGCGCAGGACGCCGCGCTGGCCGAGGGGCTGTCGCCGCTGATGGGCTGGGTCAAGCGGCTGATCGATCATGTGATCCAGGACCGGATGGGCGAACCCGATCTCGAGTTTGTCTGGGCCGATCGGCGTGTGCCGGATCCAGCGGAGGAGGCCCGTGTGCTCGACACTTATGTCGCGCGCGGCATCTACACCCTCAACGAAGCCCGCGATCTCCTGGGGCTCCCGCCACTTCCGACATCGGAGGGTGGCTAGACCACCCGACATCGATCAAACCGTCACCCCAAGCTCAGGTACCCATCATGACTCTCCCTCCAAGCCGCCTCCGGGCGGCTTTTTTGTTGGCGGCACTCGGCGCCGCGAGCAGCGCATCGGCGCAAACGATCGACGTGCCCGGGTACCGCCAACTGGGCGCGACAGAGGCGATGGCGGCGCCTAGCGGCAACGGCACCGATTACAGCGCCAACGCGCCGTCGCTGTCCGGGATGACGCTCCTGGCGACGATCCCGGCACCGGTTGTGCCGCGGCGCGGGTACTTCATCCAGGCACAATGCGCCGCCGGGCTGACCGTCTTGTTCGACGACCAGGTGGGCACGCTGGCGCCGACCTCGCTGGTATTGGCGGGTGCGTCGGCCGGTGGCGGGCAGGGCGCTTCGGTCACGATGGCGGGTATGCCGCATCCGCATCTACTCAAGTTCAGGCAGCTGCCAGATGGCGGCGAGGAGCTGGTGATGATGCGTCGCACCTGTACCGCCCTCCTCGCCTCGACAGCGCTGGTGACACGGGCCTTGGCCGATGTGTCACCGCCTCCGGGCGCTGGCCTCAACACCTACAACGCGCCGGCCTTTGGGGCATGCACCTGGGATAGCGGCCATGATGTCGGTGCCTGTATCAACGCGGCGATCGCCGCCGCGAGCGCCGGCGGGGGCGGCAAGGTGGTTGTGCCAGCCGGCACGTTCGGCATCTCAACCGCCCCGGCATTGGCGAACGGTGTCAAGGTGGAGGGCGCCGGCGGCGCCAATTATGGCGTGTGCGGCACCACACTGACATGGCTCGGAGCCGCGAGCGGCGTCATGGCGACCGGCGGCAGCGATGCCAGTGCGCAGCAGCTTGTCGGCGCCGGTCTCGGCAAGATGTGCCTCGACGGCGCGACGACGGCCGGTACCGGTGTCAAACTACGCTCGGTCGTATGGAGCGACTTCACCGACCTTTATGTGAAGCGCGTCACCGCCAGCGCCTACGATCTCGACGTATCGAGCACTGCCAATATCGGCGTTATGTTCAATCAATTTGTCCGAGACTATGCGGATTTGACCGATGCCAGCTCGGCCTCGGCCAACGGGTGGAAGATCGGGCCCGGTAGCACCACAGCGAACACTAATCGTAACTTCTGGCAATTGCCGGTGGTGATCTACCAGAACGGCAGCGGCTTTGTCTGCGGCAACATGGACAGCAACGAGGTGATTGGTGCCGCGATCGAACCAAGCGGCGGCTCCGGCAAGAGCCTCGATCTGTTGGGTAGCGCCAACAACGTGCTGCAAACCTGCCGCTCCAATCGCTTTGCCGGGATGTTCGGGGTCAGCAGCATCGGCGCCGCCGTGGCCGAAACCAACACTTATCCCAGTGTCCACAACACGCTCGATCTCGATCAGGAAAGCGGTGCCCCCAACCCGACGATCAATTCCGGCGCCTCGCTTTATTGGTCGAGCAATTTTGGCAGCCTCAACGGCGGCTGGACGTTCGGCAGCGCGCTGCCGGTCGCGAGTGGCGGCACCGGGCAGACCTCCCTGACATCGGGTTCGCTGTTGGTCGGCAATGGAAGCGCCGGGTTCAACTCCACCAACCTGATCAAGTTCGCCGGCGGCTGCACGCTGTCGAACGACGGCACCAGCCCCAACACCCTGATCGACATCGACATCTGTTCGACCGCCGAGGATAGCGGCCAGATACTTATGGTGCAGAATAGCGCCTTCACCAAGACGACGGGCGCCTGGACGGTCGGCAGCGGCAATGGCGGGCTCGACACCGGTACGGTGGCAAACTTGACCTGGTACTACGTCTATCAAATACAGCGCGCCGATACGGGTGTGGTCGACTACCTGCTGACCGCGACCTATGGCGCGCCTACCATGCCGGCCAATTACACGCGCAAGCGTTACATCGGCGCTGTCAAGACTGATGGGTCCGGGCATCTGCTCGCCTTTGCGCAAATTGGCAACGAGTTTGTCTGGGGTGCGCCACAGCAGGACTTGAACAGCGCGACCGTCGGCACCACGGCGGCGCTGCAGACGCTGGCAAGCGTGCCGGGCGGTCACAAGGTATTGGCGCACTTCCGCGCCGAAATCTATGCCAGCGGCAACCCGAAGGTGCTGTTCACCTCGCCCGACGAAGCGAGCAGCGCGGTCGATACTCCGACCGGTAACCAGTCCATCCAAGCGATCACCTCGACCGGTACGTCAGGCACGTTCCGCGTCATGACCAATACGGTGCAGCAGGTCCGCATGGTGTCCAACACCGCCGGCACCGGTGTGTGGGATGTGACGATCGGCTGGCAGGATCCGGCCATCGCTTGGCCGCACTGACACCTTTGGCGCTTGAGGGCATTGAGGGCATTGAGGGAGACACAGATGCGGTTCTATTGGCCGATCGCCAAAGTCGATGCCGAACAGCGGATGGTCTGGGGCTATGCCTCGACCGAGGCGCAGGACGATCAGGGCGAGACCATAACACGACAGGCGCTCACCACGGCGCTCGCGGATTACATGCGCTTCGCCAATATCCGCGAGATGCACCAGCCCTCCGCCGTCGGTGTCGCAACCGAGGCGGCGGTCGACGATCGAGGCCTGTATCTCGGGGCGCGCATCGTTGATGGCGAGGCGTGGCAGAAGGTGGTCACCGGCGTCTATAAGGGATTCTCGATCGGCGGCCGGGTTACCGCGCGCGACCCAGCCGACCGCCGCACCATCACCGGCCTGCGGCTGACGGAAATATCGGTGGTGGACCGGCCGGCCAATCCGGAGGCGGTGTTCGATTGCTGGAAGCGCGGTGGCGAGTCGGCTGGCGATATCCTCGTCGAACCGGCGGTCAGGACTGGTGCGGACGATCTGCGGCTGGCGCGGCTGGTACTGGACCTCGACTGGCTGAGCGACCGCATCGCCAAGGTGTCAGATGCGCCGGCGCCCGACCTGCCAACGCGGATCATGGAACTGCGTCACTGCGTCCGTGCCCTGGCGATGAATGAGCCGTTGCCGGCGGTCGGGCTGGCTGTGCCCCCACAGACGGACACCGTGGCGGCGGTGGCCAAGCTGGCGGGCGAGATCATGCCGCGTCTCGATGCCTTGCAGCAGCGGGTCGAGGATATCGCCCGCACCCCGCTGCCGGCGCAAACATTGGCGGCCGGGTTCGCGGATGTTGACGCGAGGCGGGGTGGCCGAGGCATAGCGGCGAATGGTGACAACGTCGTTGCGGCGTTGGCGCGAATGACGGACGACCAACGCACCCTGACCCTGATAAAGGCAGCGCACGCCACACCGGTGACGGTTCGCGGCTGGCGCTAGAGCCATCCGTGTGCTGACAGAAATCCCTCATTCGTGTCATCCCTGCGAACGCAGTAACCCATTTTAGGGGAGCACTCCTTCACTGCCCGATTGACGCGGTGACGGAGCTCCCAACGGCAAATCAGGAACCGACCGACAGGGGGGTCCCTGCCTTGGCAGGGACGACAATGTTCTGTGTGCTCCTGCCTAAGTGAAGCAGTCGCCGTTTTCCAACGGCCGCGGCCTGGAACTGCATGGCCCGCAGTGTCGCAGCACCTCATCGCAACAAAGGAACTGGCATGAATCCGACGCAAGACACGCTTGACCTGGTGAAGGGCGCGTTGCAGACCCCCGACGACGGTATCGCCAAGACCATCTCGACCAGTACCGGTCTGGTCGCCTACGACCTGCAGGCGCCGGCAAAAAATCTCTATCCCTTTGTCACGCCCATTCGCAACAGCCTGCCGCGTATCGGTGGCGGAACCGGCACCGCGACCAACTGGAGGCAGGTGACGGCGCTGATCGGGTCGGGGTTCGACGCGATGGGGTGGGTGCCCGAAGGTCAGCGTTCCGGCCAGATGTCGTACACCACGGCGTCGAAATCGGCCGCCTATGTGACGATTGGCGAGGAGGACGCGGCGACCTACGAGGCAATCAGCGCCGGCCGGTATTTCGAGGATATCCAGGCCCGCATGAGCTTTCGCCTGCTGCAGAAACTGATGCTGAAGGAGGAGATGGCGATCCTCGGCGGCAACGCGTCACTGCAATTGGGCACACCCGCGACGCCGGTGCTCGCCGCATCCGGGACCGGTGGCAGCCTGCCGGCCGCGACCTACTCGGTGATCGTCGTCGCACTGACCCTGGAGGGCTACCAGAACTCCAGCTTGGCGACCGGTATCGCCACCACCAAGACGATCACCGGTGCCGACGGCAAGACCTTTGTCCTGTCAGGCGGTTCGTCGAACAACAGCAGCAATGCGACACAGGCTGTGTCCTCCGGCCAGACATTGTTCGCCAGCGTCACCGCGATTCAAGGCGCGGTCGCCTACGCCTGGTACATCGGTCCCGCCAATTCCGAGACATTGCAGGCCATCACCACGATCAACAGCTTGAGTTTCGCCACCGCGCTCACCGGCGGGCAACAGGCGGCCTCGGCTATCACCACCGACAATTCAGCCAATCCCAGCTACGCCTATGACGGCTTGCTGACGACGGCGTTGAAGGCGGGGTCGAACGCCTATGTGAATATTCTGCCGACAGGGACCGCCGGCACGGGTACGCCGCTGACTGCATCCGGGCGCGGCTCGGTGAACGAGATCGACACGATGCTGGCACAGATGTGGACCTCCTACCAGCTGTCGCCGACCGTGCTTTACGTCAACGTACAGGAATTGAAAAACATCACCGCCAAAGTGCTGTCGAATGCCTCCGGGCCCTTGTTGCACTACGATGTCACTGGCGACGCCAATCCCTATGATCTGGCGGCGGCGGGTGCGATCTCGGTCTACTTCAACCCGTTTGCCCTGAACGGCGGATTGCGCATTCCAGTCCGCATCCATCCGCGCGTGCCGCCGGGGACGATCATTGGCTGGGCCGAGAACCTGCCGGTGCAGTACCAGTCGAACGAGGTGCCGAATGTCGCCGAAGTGAAGACCCGGCAGGATTATTACCAGATCGATTGGCCGGTGGTAACGCGTCAACGCCAGGTCGGGGTCTATGCCGAGGAGGTGCTGGCGGTCTATGCGCCGTTTGCGATGGGTGTCATCACCAACATCGCTAACGGCTGACGCGCCATGGCCGTTGGCGATTTAACGACACTATCCGATGTCAAAGCCTGGCTGCAGACCGGCCAGGCGGCGTTCCCGGCCAGCGATGACGCGATGCTGGCGCGCCTCATCTCGGCGGCGAGCCAGTTCATCGTCAGCTGGCTCGGTCGGCCGGTGGCGCTCGGCGATTGGCAGGAAGTGCGAGACGGCACTGGCGGGCAGCGGCTGAGTTTCGCCGTGACACCGGTTGCCGCGGTGCTGTCGCTGTCGATCGATGGGCTCTCCATCCCGCCTGCGCCGAGGGGCGGCGGGTTTGGCGCCGGTTATGTGTTCAGCGCGACCGAACTGGCCTTGCGCGGCTATGTCTTTACCCGGCGCGCGCAGAATGTGGTCGTGAGCTACACGGCCGGGTTTGCCGCAACGCCGCTCGACATCGCCCAGGCCTGTATCGAGCTGGTGTGCCGCCGCTATCGCGACCGCACCAGAATTGGCGAGGTCGCACGGGCGTTGAGCGGGGCCGAGATGGTGAACTTCGCGCCGTCGGACGTCGGCGAGGCGGTCCAAGTGCTATTGGCGCCGTATCGCGTCGTCGCGCCGGTGGCGTCGTGCGCGCCGCTGGCGGCGCCCACGGCAAGCGACACCGGCCTCGTGGTCGCGGCCCTGTGATCGCGCGCGAAACGATCTATGCCGCCTTGTACGCGCAAGTGACGGGTGCCGCGGCGTTTGTCACTACGGGCCGCCGGCTGCGGCATTGGAACGAACTGACACCGGCGGAGCAGCCGGCGCTGTTCCTGCGGCAGAAGATGGAGGTGGGGGCGGTGCCGGTGCTCGGAGCGCCCACCGTATGGACGCTGTCGGTGGAGCTTCACCTCTACGCCCATTGCAGCGACCCGTATGGCCCACCGGCGACAGTGTTGAACCCGCTGCTCGACGCCGTCGAGGCGGCACTGGCGCCGCCGCCCGCGATCGGCGTTCAGAACCTTGGCCTGCCGGCGATGGTGCAGCATGCCTGTATCGCCGGCAAGGTGACGATCGACGAGGGCACGTTGCGCGACCAGATCGCCGCGATCGTGCCTGTCGAAATTCTCTGTATCGGATAGGAGAAGAGCGGATGAAAGAGACCGATACCGCGGATGGGGCGGCACCGCCGGACGGCCTGGCGCAGCTCGTCGATACGTGGTGGAGCGACCATTTTCCGGGCTCGCCGGTGGCGCAGGTGACGCAGGCGTGGAACCACGCTTTCGCTGCGAAGGAAGAGCTGAAGCGGCGGCTTGTCGCTGTGATGCAGAGAGGGCAGTGACATGCAGCTTGCATTCGGCGCCGGCGCGCTGTGGGGCAATCGCACCGATGTCACGGGCTCGGGCATTGGCCCCGACCAGTTCGGCATCCTGCAGGATGTACAGATCGACTGGGACTGGCAGACCCGGGAATTGTGGGGCCAGTTTCAGTTTCCGGTGGATATCGCGCGCGGCCAGGGAAAAATCACCGGCAAGGCTAAGTTCGCCCGCATCTTCGGCGCGATCTATGGCGATCTGTTCTTTGGCCAGACGCCCGCAGCAGGGCAGGTGACGGTGTCCGAGAACGAAGCCGCCACCGTACCGGCGTCGCCGGCTTATACGGTGACGGTGGCGAATGCTACGACATTTAGCGATGACCTTGGGGTGTTCTACGCGAGCGGGGGGAATGCCGGTATGCGGTTTAGCCGCGTCGCGACACCGTCCGCGGCCGCGCAATACGCGGTGAACCTGGCGACCGGCGTTTATACCTTTGCCGCCGCTGATGCCGGCGCGGCGTTGCTCGTCAGCTATGCCTATGCCACCGCATCGGGCCGCAAGCTAGTGATGACCAACCAGCTGATGGGCTATACGCCGACCTTCAAGGCAACCTTTTATACCACCAAGACCACGCAGGGCGTGCCGGCCGGCATGGCCTTGGTGTTGAACGCCTGCACCGCCACCAAATTGTCGCTCCCGACCAAGACCGACGATTACGAAATCCAGGAGTTTGATTTCAGCGCCTTTGCCGATGCCGCGGGCGCGATTGGCACATTGAGCGTCAGCGAGTGATGGCGATGCCCGAGACCATCATCCTGGGGGACCGGCGATTCGAGACGCGGCCGTTGACGCTCGGCCAGTTGCGCCCGGTGCTCGATGCCCTCGACGCAATGGCGGGCCAGTCCGGCGGGAGCCTGATCGAGGCCGCGGCCCGCATCGTCGCGGCCGGGCTGGCGCCGGCATATCCGGAACTCACGGTCGATCGCGTGCTCGATCTCGAAGCCAGCGTGGCGGAGCTGAATGACGCGGTGGCGGCGGTGCTGGATCTGGCGGGGTTGCGCCCGGTGGGGGAGCCCGCAGCGGTGGCGGCGAACGGCTCGGCGCCGAACTCGGCGCCCTCTACGCCGCCCTCGCCACCGGATGCGGCTATGCCTACCGCGACATTGACCGCATGACACTGGCCGAGGCGGGGGAGATCTTCGCCTATTGGGAGCACAGCCCGCCGGCACACCTGATGGTGCAGGTGATTGCGCGGCTGCTCGGCTGGATACCGAGCGCGGACCGGCCTCCCGCCGATGGAGCCGCGCTCGCGGCGTCACCGCCGGCCGGCCTCGCCGTGTCGCGCGAGGGTCTCGGAATGCCGCCACCGGTTCTTGACATCGACGCGTTGCGCCAACGCAACCAGGTGCGGCGGGCCGCGCGCGGCAGCCGGTGAGATCCTTGTTTCCGGTGTTGTCGCGCCGGGGGCCGGCCGCATACGGTTGTACGAAACATGGGGGAGCCTGGATGCGGCGCTGGAGAGGGGTGGTGCTGGCGCTGGCAGTCATTGCCGCGGCCGGTGTGGTGCGGGCGGCGGGGCCGGCAGACGGGCCGGGTTGCGTGCAGGTCGCGCTCAACGATTGCCTGCAATGGCTGCGCGCTACGGCGACAGTCGATGAATCTTTTCTCGCCAATGCATTGCAGCGTCGCCAGGTGGTCGATGTCAACGGCAAGCGCATCGGCGGTATCGTCACCGTCTATGCCCGCCTGCCGGGGCATGTTGAGCCGTTTGTGATCCTGCTGCATGTCACACCTGACGACCGGATTGAGCGGGCCGAGTCAAACCTGCTGAGCAACATTGTCAGCGCGCGCACCGAGGATGTTTATGACCGCAGCGCGTTTTACGACATTGCCTGGCGGCTCCTCGGCCGCCGTTGCGGCGCGAGCACCAAACTCGATCTGTACCGGTTTTTCGAAAATTCGGTGAAGCCGCAGATCAAACAGGACCGGCAGGATGTCGCCAATGGTCTGTTCGGGTTGCACCGGGTGGTGTCACATGCCGCTGCCGTTCCGCTTTGCGGTGTCGCTTTCGCGTACACCAATCTGACGGAATGGCGCGGTGGCGCGAGCTCGACCCCCGGCGCCAACGCGACCAATTTCTCATCGATCGGCCTGCGCTAGCTGAGCAGGGCGGCTTTGAAGGCCAACGGACCGGGTGTACCCCGGTCCGACACCGGTGTCTTTACACATCCCGAAGGTGATGCTGTGGCAGATCGGGTACAGCTCAAAGTCGGCGCCGATCTCGGCGGCGCGATGGCCGCATTGGCGCAACTGCGCCAGGCGGCGACTGGCGCGGTCGAGCCGGTGACGCAGCTCAAGACTGCCTTTGCCGATGCCGCTGCCTCGGCGCAACGTAACGGCGCAGCGGCGCTGGCGGCGTTCAAGGCCGATATGCAGGCGATGGTGGCGCAGCGCACGATCTCATCGCAGCAGGCGCTCGGCTTCGACCTCGAATACACGGCGCAGCGCAGTGGCGCGGAACGCGCCGCGCTCGAGGAAACGCTCGCCGCCGATGCCGCGACACTGGCGGAGCGCTCGGCCACCTACAGCGAACTCGTGCAATTGAGTGGGCGCTATTCGCAGCAGTTCGCGGAGGATCAGCGGCGCATCGCCGATGCGGCACGACGCGAGGCCGATCAGCTGGCGCGGCCCTACCGACAGGCCTTCGATCAGATCGGCGCAGGCTGGCGCTCGGCACTGACCGGGCTGATCGAGGGCACCACCAGCTTTCGCGACGCCGCGCTGGAGGCATCGCGCTCGGTCGAGCGCGGCTTTGTCAGCATGGCGCAGACGACACTATCGCGGTCGGCGGCGGGGCCGCTCGCCGCGTTGCTCGGTACGGGCGCGCCGGGAGCGGGTGACGGTGTGGGCGACGTGCTGGGCAATGCCGCCAGCGGTTGGCTGTTCGGCGCACCGCAACAGCTGGGGCAAGCCGCCGCGACGACCGCCAATACCGCGGCGATCACCGCCAACACGGCGGCGCTGGGGACGCTAGTGGCGTCGCTAGGCGCGACCAGCGCGGCGGGTGGTGCCACGGCACTGGCCGGCGGGGGCGCCGCGGCCGGGGCAGCGGCGGGCGGGGGAGGGCTGTTTGGCTGGCTCGGCGGCCTGTTCGCCTTTGCCGGGGGCGGCATCGTGCCATCGGCGGCAGGCGGCTGGGCCTTGCCGAACTTCGCCGGTGCGACGCCGGCGCTGTTGCATTCGCGCGAGATGGTGCTGCCGGCGCCGATCAGCGAGGGCCTCCAGGGGATGATCGCGCAGGGTGGGAGAGGCGGCGATATGCATCTACATTTTCACGGACCGTCGGACGGGCCGTCCGTCGAGCGCTGGTTCAGCGGACTGATGGCGCGCAGCCCCGGCACCGTGCGCAACATGCTGCGCTCCAACGCGCTGACGCCGCGCGGCCTGTGACGACCGCGAGATGACCGCGATTTTTCCACAACTCCCCGGTCTCGGCTGGTCGGTGCACAAGGCGCCGCGATTTACGACACGGGTGCAGCGTGCCGTCAGCGGACGCGAATTGCGTGTGCTTGACCAGCCCTACCCGCTGTGGACCTGGACGCTGACTTACGGGTTATTGCGCGATCGTTGGGACACGCGCGGGGCCGGCGGGCTTGGCGCGGGGTTTGATGAACTGCGCACGCTCGCCGGGTTCTTTCTGGCGCAGCAAGGGCAATTCCAGCCCTTCCTGTTCGACGATCCGACGGACGACACGATTACTGGTCAGGTTCTCGGCACCGGTGACGCCAGTACCGCCGCCTTCCAATTGGTGCGCGACATGGGTGGTTTCGCGGAGCCGATGACCGCGCCCAATACGGTGAGCGCGGTTTATCTCGATGGCATCGTGCAAGCGCCTGCCACCTATGCGGTCGACGGGGAGAGCGGCGTGGTGACATTCACGACCCCGCCGCCGCAAAGGCAGGTGATCGCCGCCGATTTCACCTATTGGTTCCGGGTACGTTTTGCCGATGACACGGCGGAGTTCGAGAACTTCATGTACCAGCTGTGGCAGTTGAAGCAGGTCAAATTGCAATCGGTGCTGCCGTGAGACCCTGTTCCGCGGCGCTTGCCGCTTATCTCGCGGCCAATAACACGGCAGTGATCGCCGACCTCTACACCTTCGCCCTGGCGCGCGGTGAGGTGTTACGGTACTCGGGCTGGGGTACCGCTCTCGCGGTGCCCGGCACCGCGTTTATTGCCGGCAGCCTCAACGAGGGCGCCGGCGACGCGGTGGCGTTTCCTCTGGGGCCGCGCTTCGGCCGCTCCAAGGTGACGACAAAGATCGGCGTCGAGGCGACGGAACTCGACATCCAGATCTTCGCGGGTGACACTGACCAGGTCGGTACTTTTGGTTTCGCCGACGCGGTGCGGCTCGGGTTGTTCGACGGGGCCTCGCTGGAGCTTGACCGGTTGTTCGCGCCGCCGCCCGTGAATGGCGGCGCGCTTGACCCGAACCTCGGCGCAATCGTGTGGTTTTACGGGCGCGTCGCGGAGTGCGACATCGGACGCAGCAGTATCACGATGAAGGTGAAGTCGCTGATGAACCTGCTGGCGATCCAGCAGATGCCGCGGCGCCTATATGGTGCGAGCTGCACCCACATTTTCGGTGATACCATGTGCGGCTATGACCGGGTGAATGGCCGCAATGCGGCCGGCGCGGGGACCGGCATCGGCTCTGTCGCTGCGACAGCCCAGGCAGGATCGACGCAGGCGCAGATCGCGACAGGGTTCACGCCCAGCCCCGTGAGCGCGTACGACCAGGGGACGATCATCGCACTGAGTGGCGCCAATGCCGGCGCTTCGCGCACGATTGCGCAGCTGGTGGACGGCGTCGCGCAATTGTTGAAGCCGTTTCTGTCACCGGTGGCGCTCGCTGACACTTTTCAGTTGTTGCCGGGCTGCGACCATACTGTTGCGACGTGCAATGCCGCACTGAACAATCTGCTGCGTTATGGCGGTTTTCCCTACATTCCTCCGCCGGAGGCCGCGGCATGAACGCCGATCAGCGGGCGGCTGTTGTCGCCGAAGCCGAAGATTGGATCGGTACCCCGTTTCATCATGCCGCCCGGGTCAAGGGCGCGGGTATCGATTGCCTGATGCTGTTGGCGGAAGTGTATGAGCGGGCCGGTGTCATACCGCATGTCGAGCCGCCGTTCTATGTGCCGGACTGGCATCTGCACCGTGACGCGGAACACTATCTCGAAGGCTTGATGCGGTATGCGCGGCCGATTGAAGGGCCCCCGCTGCCGGGTGACATCGCCTTGTTCCGCTTTGGCCGCACCTTCTCGCACGGCGCGATCATCGGCGGATGGCCGCGCCTGGTGCACGCTTACTGGAGTGTCGGTGTCGTGCGCGGCGACGCTACCCTGTATCCCCTGAAGGACCGAGCGGTCCGCTACTTCACGGCGGTTTAGAACGGTATCCGGCCGATCCCGATCACCCCGACCCCGCTGCACCGGGGATGCAAGTCAAGTTGTGCGGTAAAGGCGATTTGATCGCTGATCGGGAAACCGAAGTTACTGCTTTCGACGAGGCTGTAGATGACATACGAGGCGGCCGGCAAGGGCGGCGGTCCGACGCCGTTCGTGAATGCCTTTTCCAACCCCACGGTAGGATCGCTGCGCTACAACACCAGCCAGGCCGGCAGCCCGGTGGCGTTGTGTTACGGGACGCAGCGCGTGTCGGTCAATTTGATCGAGTTCTGGAACTTTACCGGATCGAGCGGCGGCAAGGGCGGCAAGGGGCTGGGCAGTTCGGGCGGCAAGAAGGGCGCGAACCAGAATTACGCGGTCGATGTCGCATTCGGGCTGTGCCAAGGGCCTGTCGCTTTTACCGGCTCGGCACACGGCATCGGCGGCAACAACCTGATCTGGGCCAATAGCGGCCTGGCCGCGGGGCTTGGCAATGTCGGGCTAAACGGCTACGCCGGGACGGACGGACAGATGCCCGATCCGGTGTTCGCCAGCACCGATCCCAATACGCCGGTAATAGGCTACTCAGGCACCTGCTATGTCACCGGCACTCCGATGCAACTCGGGGCATCGCCAGCGCTGCCCAACATCTCGTTCGAGCTCACCGGTGTCCAGGCCGGGACGGCCGGACCGGCTTTTCCCAATGACGCGCGTCCGGACAATATCGTCACCGACCTGTTGACCAATCCGCGTTATGGCGCCGGCTTTCCCGCAGCCAATCTCGATATCGCCGGGAGCCTCGCCGATTGGGGACAGTATTGCCAGGTGGCGCAGCTCGCGATGTCGCTGCTGCTGGACCGGCAGCAGCCCTGCGCCCGGTGGCTCGAGGAGATCGCGCAACTGACCGCGTCGGCGGTCGTGTGGTCGGGGACCAGCCTCAAGATCGTCCCGTATGGCGACACGTCGCTGGCCAATAATGGCGCCAGCTGGGCGCCTGATCTGACCTGGCAATACAGCCTCGGCGATGGTGACTTCATCGACTTCGGCGGTGGCAGCGACCCGGTGATGCTCAGCCGCAGCGACCCGGCGCAGGCGACCAACTGGCTGAGCCTCGAATTCATGGATGGCGGCAACGGCTACAATCCGCAGATCGTACCGGCGTTCGACCAGGGCCTGATCGACCAGTACGGGCTGCGCAGCGAGCCGCCGATGCAGGCGCACAGCTTCACCAACATCATCAGCACCACGGTTGCTGCGCAGCTGCTGTTGCAGCGCAAAGCCTACATCCGCAACACATATAAATTCAAGCTGGGGTGGCGTTATGCGCTGCTCGAGCCGATGGATATCGTCTTGTTGACCGATGGCAATCTGGGGCTCGCCGATGCGCCGGTGCGGATCACTCAGATCGACGAAGACGATAATGGCGAACTGACCGTCACCGCCGAGGAAATCCCCGGCATCACACCCTGACCGCGCTTCTCATCTCGACCCGGAGCCGCCATGCCTGGAACGATCAAGCCGATAGGGATCGGCAATGTGGCGATCGTGTATGCGCGCCAGGCAACAGCGGGCAGCGGTGTCGATACGCTGATCGTTCCGGGTGACACTAATCCGCCGGTCATCTTCGAGCCGCCGGCGGCTCTCTCGGGCGGCGATCTCGAAGTATGGGTCATCGCCTCGGGCGAGGCCGGTTGGGGCGGCTGCCAGGTCTGGATGTCGAGTGACGGGAACACCTACACCATTGCCGGCACGATCTATCGCGGCGGACGTCAGGGGGTGCTGACGGCGAGTCTTGCCAGCCATGCCGATCCCGATGCCGCCGATACGCTGTCGGTGGATCTCAGCCAGAGCTTGGGCCAGATGCTGTCCGGCACCATGGCGGACGCCGATGATTTTGTGACCTTGTGCTATTGCGACGGTGAACTGATCAGCTACCAGACAGCGACGCTGACCGCCGCCTATCACTACAATCTTACCTATCTGCGGCGCGGTGTATATGGCACCCCGATCGGGACGCACACCAGCGGCAGCAACTTCGCCCGGCTGGGACCCAACGATCCGTCGCTGTTCCGCTACCGCTACCCGGCCAGCTTTGTCGGCAAGACGGTGTTTGTGAAGTTGCCGGCGTTCAACATCTTCGGGCAGTCACTGCAGGGCCTGGCCGGGTTGACCCCGGCCACCTACACACTGACCGGTGATGGCGCGGTGGCGGCCCCCGCTTATGTGTCGGGGTCGTGGTCCGGTATGCCGGCGAGCAGCCAGATCATCGAGCGCTATATCTTCGCGACGCCGGTGACCTTCCCGGCGGGGCTCGGCGGCAGCTATGGCAGCGCCGGTACTGCGGCGAGCGCCGCCGCGAGTTTCGCGATCGCGAAAAACGGCACCTCGATCGGCACGATGAGCTTCGCGGCAAGCGCCCTCACCGCGAGTTTCGCGATGGGGGCGACGGTGAGTTTAGCGGGAGGCGACGTGCTGACGGTCGTTGCCCCGGCCGCACCCGATGCCACGCTCGCCAATCTGGCATGGACACTCGTAGGCAGTGAATGATCGACACCACTGAGGAACCCCGAAATCGAGGCTGGCTCAATGCCTTGATGCACCCGCAGCTGCGGCCTGAAATCAACATCGGTCACCTGATGCAGGCGGTCGTGGTGGTGACAACGGTCGGCGGCGGCATCGTCGGCGGCTATCTGAGTTTACGCGCCGATGTCGACCTGCAGCGCGCCGAATTCCGCGTCGCGCTTGCCGGCCACGAGGCGCGCCTCACCGTCGTCGAGCGCATGCTCGACGAGCGGCGCATCGAGGATCGCGAATTCCAGAGCGAAATGCGCGGGACGCTCGAACGCGTCATGCAGGCGATCGGCGATGTGCGCACCGAACTTGTCCAGAAACAGGATCGCAAATGACCCAGATGACACTGCCCCCCACGATCTGCGACGCGGTCATTGACGTGTCGCATCATAACGGCGCCATCGATTGGCCGGCGGTCGCCGCCGCGGGGATCGCGCTCGCCTTTATCAAGGCGACACAGGGCGATGCGTTTGTCGATCCCCGGTTTGCCGACAACCGGCGCGATGCGGCGGCGGCCGGGATCATGGTGGTGCCCTATCATTTCCTCGACACCACGGATGCCGAGGATCAGGCGGGGCATTTCCTCGAGGTGATCGGGCTCCAGACGGGGCAACCGGGGATGATCGACTGGGAAACCTCGGCCCTGCCCGAGGCAGTGGTGGCGTTTGGGCAGGCGGTGATGGATTGCACCGGGCGCGCGCCGGTCGCGTATTACGGGTTTGCCCAGCTGCGGCAGACGCTGCCCGAGTTATCGGCGTGGCCGTTGATGCTCCCGGAATACCAGCGCGGCAACACGCCGGGCACGTATGCGACCCTTGTCCGGCATCCGCCGCGCCTGCCGCCCGGCCGCGCCGCGTCATGGGACGCTGGCGGGCGGCCCTACGATTTCCACCAATACACCCCGGCCGGTCGGGTTCCGGGGATCGCGTCCCCGGTCGATCGCTCGATCTGGGTCGGCGACCCGGGATCGCTCACCGCCTGGTATGCGGGCACCCCAGTCGCCTGAACGGCTCTTTCTCTACCGCGAGTTCCAGGCCGCCTTCGGGCGGTTTTTTTATGTCCAAAGGAGGTCCACGATGCAAATCATTGCCTATCTACTGGCCCGCTTCAGCGAACCCTCCAGTTACGCCGGGCTCGGCGCGCTCCTGGCATTGCTCGGCTGGAATTTGCCCGATGCCACGATCGGGCAGATCGTGCAGCTGGTGGCGGGTGCGTGCGGGCTCGCGGCGCTCCTGTTGAAGGAACGTGGTCTGCTCGCCGCAATTGTGCTGATCTTCGCGGTGGTTCCGGGATTGTCGGCTTGCAATCAGATCGCCGCCGCCGACACCGCCATCACGGCGGCGTGCGGTGAGTACCAGAAAGGCCGCGCCGCCGCCGATACGATCGTCGGCTCGGGGATATTGCCGGTCGTCGTGTCGGCAAAGGTGTCGTCGATCGAGAGCTTTGGCGACGCCGCTTGCGCCAAGCCTCCGGCCGGCGACCCGCTGTCCACCGCGATCTGGCTCGGCCAGCTGGTCGGCCAGATCGGCACACTGACTGCAAGCCCGTAGCGGTCGGAGGCTCGCTCTGACCTAGGCCAATACACCGCGGCGGCGTAACTCCGCCAGCAGCTGATCGGCGAGCCGTTCCGGATCGCATTCCAGCGTGTTGAGGCGGACTTCTGGCTGCCGTGGCGGCTCGTAGGCGGAGTCGATGCCGGTGAAGTTGGGGATTATACCGCCCTGCGCCTTCGCATACAGACCCTTGGGGTCGCGGCGGATGCACTCGTCAATCGGGGTGTCGACAAACACTTCGATGAATTCGTGAGGCGCGGCGATCTCACGCGCCATCTGGCGATCGGCGCGGAATGGCGAGATAAAGGCGCAGATAGCGATCAGCCCGGCATCGCCCATCAGCCGAGCCACCTCACCGACGCGGCGGATGTTCTCCACCCGGTCAGCATCGGTAAAGCCGAGATCGCGATTGAGGCCGTGGCGCACATTGTCGCCATCCAGCAGCATCGTGTGGCAGCCGATCGCCAGCAATTTCTGTTCGAGCAGATTGGCGACCGTCGATTTGCCGGCGCCTGAAAGGCCGGTGAACCAGAGGATCGCCGGCCGATGTCCCTTGAGATCGGCGCGCTGCGTCGGGGTGACCGTCGATTCATGCCAGTGGATATTGCTGGCGCGGCGCAAGGCAAAACTGATCGTACCGGCGGCAGCGGTATCGTTGGTCAACCGGTCGATCAGAATGAACGCGCCGGTGTCGCGGTTGCGCTCAAAGGCGTCAAAGGCGATCGGCACGCTGGTGGCGATGTTGCAAAAGCCGATCTCGTTCAGCTCCAAGGCCCGCGCCGCGACATGCGCGCCGGTCTCGATATCGACCCGATGCTTCAGCGCGGTGATGGTAGCTGACACCGTACGGGTGCCGAGCTTCAGCCAATAGGCGCGTCCGGGGACGAGGCTGTCCTCGCGCATCCACACGAGATGCGCGGCGAACTGGTCGGCGAATTCGGTGGGCGCGTCCGGTGTCACCAGCAGATCGCCGCGCGACACATCGATCTCGTCATGCAAGACCAGGGTGACGGCATCGTTGGCGGCAGCCCACTCGCGGGCGCCATCAAACGTGCTAATTTCCTTGATGCGCGAGGCCCGTGCCGAGCCCATGACCTGAACGATGTCGCCTACCGCCACTGTGCCCGCGGTGACCGTCCCCGCAAAGCCACGGAATTCCTGGGTCGGGCGGTTGACCCATTGCACCGGAAAGCGGAAGTGCAGCTCCTCTGTCGCTTCCGGCTCGATGCCTTCGAGGCATTCGAGGAGGCTTGGCCCCGCGTACCACGCGGTGCGCGGTGAGGAGGCCGTCACGTTGTCACCAAAGCGAGCCGATAATGGGATCGCCGTTATCGACGAGAATTTCATGTCAACGGCGAACTGACGAAACTCGGCCGCGAGCTGCTCGAACACCTCTTGGTCAAAGCCGCGAAGGTCGAGCTTGTTGACCGCCAGCACCACATGCCGCACGCCAAACAATGAGCAGATCAGCGTGTGCCGCCGCGTTTGCGGCAGGATGCCCTTACGCGCATCGACCAGCAGCACGGCCGCGTCGGCCGTGGAAGCGCCAATCGCCATGTTGCGCGTGTATTGCTCATGGCCGGGAGTGTCGGCGATGATGAAATTGCGCCGCGGTGTCGAGAAATAGCGGTAGGCGACATCGATCGTGATGTGCTGCTGCCGCTCGTCTTCCAGGCCGTCGAGCAAAAGCGAGAAATCGAGATCACCGCCAGTCGTGCCGAAGCGTCCCGACTCCGCCTTCAGCGTCTCCAACTGGTCGCCCATGACGGCGCCGGCCTCGTAAAGCAGCCGGCCGATCAGGGTCGACTTGCCGTCATCGACCGACCCACAGGTCAGGAACCGCACCAGTCGGCGATCGGTTTCCAGCGCAGCGTCAGCGTCGGGCGGCTCCATGCGGCCATCCGGCAT